CGGTCCTTGCCTACAAACCTGCCTGCTTCGAGGGTCATCCAATATCCGCCCAAAGGCTTCGGGCCTCTTCCACGCTCAACGTGAAAGCCCATGTACCCGTCGGCCCATTCTTCTTTGTACGTTGCCGTGCGGACTTGGTGAACAGGTTTCTGCAAGATTTGGTGAGTCGTACGAACATAGCGGTTGACGATGTTTTGATGGTAATAAAGTTCGTGAACGTGGCCCTGCCAAGTGCAGTCGTAGCCTTCCACCATAGCGAGAATCCGCTGGTCTGAAATTACTCCCTTGGTGATGATTCCTCCCCCTGCACTCCCATGATAATAATGCGTTACGAAGTTGCAGCGATGGTCCGGGTCGTAAATCATCTTGAAGTCAAGGACACCGCCATAGCCCCCGACTTGAACGTCGGTCTTGCAGGTGTGGTTGAGGATGGTTGCGAAGCGGAGCAGGATGTCCGTTTCTTGGTGTTGGATGATAGATGTTTCGTGGTTGCCGTAGCCAAGGACCAGCAGGAGGTCCGCATAGGGTCGAAACCATTCGACTGCCGTGTCAACGATGGAGTCAAGGTATCGCCCGTTGTTGTGTTCGGGTCGGATGTCGTCCTTGGACCTGCGAGGGTCGCCCTTGCCTTGCATTAAACAAAAAAAGTCCCCATTTACGAGGACTTTCGCACCCCTGCGTCTTGCTTCGTCGAGGTGATTGGTAAGCAGCGCCCTGTCGCACTTGGGGTTGTCCCAGTGCAGGTCGGAGAGCAGAAGAAATTCTTGGGTCCGTCCGCACTCGATGGCGTGGACGTTTTTGGAATGCTTGGTTACTTTCATACGAGGTTTTTCAGTTTGGCATTCTCGGCTTGGAGTTCATGAACCAGTTGTTCCATGTCTTCCAATCGTTGACGCAAACTTACGACCTCGTTACGAAGTTGTGTTAATTCCTTGTTTTGGGACTCGCTGGTAGCCTGCCACATAGCCAAGACGGCCTGTGCTTGACGAACTTGCAGGGAGTCCGATTCGACACGGCCCTTGGTGAACCAAGCGACCGCTCCACCGACGATTGCTGCAACGCTCCCGACGATGGTGGTTTCTATCAGGTTCACTTCTTGACCTTTACTTTATCGATTGTCATCCAACCAACCGAAAGCAAGGTGATTAATGCACCAATAATCTCTTGCAAAGTTTCGGTGTCTAACAAGCCCTTAGCGACGAGGGTTCCACCGATGAAGGTCAAAAGGTGGCGGAGTAAAGCGATGACTGCTGATTTCATAAAAGGGAGTTTTGGGGTTTCGGGGTTGCGTTTGCGGAATAATCTCATAGCGATTTGTGTTGGTGGTAGTCCTCGGTGTACTGCTCGTCCCATCCAAGGAAGGAGTGAACACCGCAGGGTTCGGGCCAAATGATGTAGGGTGCAGTGAGTTCGTTTGGCTCGTCTGCGTTAAATAACACATCAACGCTGAACTCCTTGCGGACCTTGACGCAGTTGCCTTCCTTGTCGGCTTGTTCGCATAGGTGGCCGAGGATTACAACGCTATCCATCGGGTCCAACGTGGCGAGGACTTGGTCTGCAATATTTGCAGATGGGAACGAGAGTTTACGGAAACAGGCCATCGTTACAGGGTTGACAATGCGATGAGTTCAGCGTTGCTTAGACGTGAGGTGTAGATTGCAGCGGAGCGGATTCGGTCGTTAAGACCAAGAGTACCAGTCGCACTCGTTCCTAAATTTATTTGATTCAATCCGGTTGGACCAGCAGCCGCCGTTCCGGTTGTGACAGCAGCTCCATTTGTGCTTATGGAGTACGTTGTGCTGCCTCCCGAAATAGTATAACCTACCGCAATTTTTAAAGCACCAATCGGAAACGCCCCTAAATTGATTGAGGTGGCTGCATTAAACGAAACAAACAATGTTGTTCCTAATGTCCAAATAATAATTCGTTGCGCCTCTGAACCGCTTGTTACAGATATAATTCTCCTTTCAGCAGCGTTCGCCATTAAATTTACCTCCGCATAAATCGTTCCCTCGGTCTGCCCGATGCATCCGCTGACTGACCCTGTTAGGTTTATCACGTCTGCGTTGCGAGTTACCGCTGCGGCAGTTGTGGGGATGTAGGAGGTGGCAACGGAGCCGACTTCAAGTTGTGCGCCAAAGATGTAGAGTCCCGATGTTCCCGTTCCTGTGTATGATGTGTTTCCCGAAGCGTCTGCAAGTCGGACTTGCACATTAAAATTGACCGTTGCGGTTGGGGTGTAAGTCAAGATGCACCGATACCAACCATTGCCATAATTTTGTATTAAGGCAGACACGCCTATACCCAAGGTTGCCGTCCCTGCGGATAAATTGAAAGTAGCATTAGCCCCACCTCCCGCATTATTAAGAAAATTTACTTGTGTTCTTTCGGCTGATTTTACAAAACAACTAAAAGTATAAGTCGTTCCGCTAACTTGCCCCGCTGGAGTTTGTAAAATAATATGCGTACCAGAAGATGCGTTTTCCTGAATGTAATCGGAATTTGTGCCTCCAAATGGGTCGGTTGTGCCTGTTGAATTTGCAACACTACCTGAGCCAAAGGCATTAAGGCCTACAAGAGTCCAACTTGTATTAAACGTTTCACTTTGCAACAAAACATTCTGCGCACTCGGCTCCACCAACAACGCAGGGCATCCAGCCGTTCCACCGCTTGTGTAGTAGTCCAATCGAGGCACACCGCTTGCAACGCTCTCAATCAAGCCAGCCGAATTGAATCGGGTCGCAGTCGTTGCACGGGTTACGTTAAAGTCCCCCGAACTTGCCAACACAACCCCAGCCGAAGTCGTAGCGATTTGAGTGTAGAGTTTTCCCGTCTTGAATCGGGCGGGGACGATAAGGAGTGATGGGCTTGCAGGCATCTGCTATGCGTTTAAGAGATTGTACATTCGGACTTCGAGGCAGTTGATGAAAGCGACTTCCGCAGCGTTAGCCGAGTCGGTATTCGCCCGTTGCATAAACGGCTGCCAAGAGTTGGAATAAAAGACGAAGAAAGCGTAAGATTGGAACGAGTTGATGAATCGGGTTTGGAGGCATCCATTGACCGCAGCCTCCGCAGGCAAAGCCCCGTCAGCGTCTGCACGTTGGTTGAAGGCAAGCCAAAACGGATTGCCACCGCCAAGCAGTTGGTTGGTTGGATAGCCGTAGCCGTAACCTATCAGCATTAGAGGAATGTGAAACCGATGACCGAACCCACCGAAGGAGTAACGGCAGTAATCTTACCGCCATTGCGACCGCTGATAACGATGCCAGCGGAAAGGGATTTGCCACTAAAGTTGTAAGCGGTTAGCAGGTTTTCGCTTCCAGTTCCAGTAAGGGTTGTGAATGTGGCTGCGGTATTGACCACCAAGAAGTCGTAGTTCTTCCCGGTAACGGTTCCGTCAACGAACTCCATCGTACCGCCCTGACCGAGCATTTGTTGCAATATGGGTGTAGGCATTTTTAGCGTTTAATTGTAAATGTAGATTAGACTGGAATTTCACAAACCGAGTGAGAATAAGGAATCTCAAAAGTCATCGTTGCCTGCCAGCCTGCGGTGCGGTCATCCCGGCTCTCTACGAAGCGGGTAAGGCTCACGCTGGATGAGAGGGTCCAGTCCTCGCTTGGGTCGTTTGTAAGCGACGATATGAAGTCCTGTGCTATCTGCAACTGGTCGCTTAGGACCTCGTCCTCGTTATCCTGCCAACCCAGCGTAGGACTCCCCGAAACCACTCCGCCCATCGGCTTAATAGATTCAACACGGTCAGAAAAGTAAACCCCAACCACCAAGTCCAAAGTACCAGCGTCAGTACTTGCAGACTGCACGTCCGCAAAAACGAGCGGATAGACGATGCGTTCACGGCTTGGGGTTCGCAGATTTATCGTGTTGTCCGTGCCTACCGCAAGAGGGTCGCCCGTCCCGAAGGAGTTGACCTGAGGATGAGCATTTGCAAGGTCCAGCAGGGCCTGCTTGATTTTTATCCATGACATAAGTCTGAAGTTTCAGTATGTTTTTTTTATGCGCTCCCATGCTTAGCAGTCGTTACACGCCCCAAGTTGTCCGTAGGGGTAGGGGTAGTCAAGGTTGCTGATTCCCATCCTTCGGTTGCGGTCCAAGACCATCCCGGTTCGGTAGTTGGTGGCGTTCGGGTAGATCGTGTCAAGAGCAGAAGGAGGCGAGTTCCACAAGGGATACGAGTTGCGGTTCTCCATGAGGTAGCGAGTAATCCGTTCGGAATACCACTCGGCATCATTCTTCACTTTGTCGGTCAGCCGGGTGATTTCTTCCATGCTCATTTGGGAGGAATCTTCGCTCGTTCTACGGACCATCCCCTTGTTCATGTATTTAAAGGCCAACACCATGGGCAACTCGTAGTAAAGCCATTGAATCATTGCAGGCTGAATGTAGTCCTCCAAGAGCGTTTGATTGAGTGCAGACGTTGAACCGCTGACCACTTGGTTGACGAGTTCCCCGTACAACGGAGAGCCTACAATCGGCTGAATCCGCATCTCTTGGACCTTGATGACCGTTGGGCGTATCTGCGTGTAACTGACGTTCTCGTTGATTATCGAGTTGTCGAGCAGCGTTTCTTCGCTTATGAATAGTGCCTTCATGCCTTTGAAATTTTGTTGCCTTTGCGGATTACCAACTGCTGCTCCCATACATGGCGACATTGGGGCCGATTCACTCCGCTGGGCGTGTGATACCAACCGCCCCTCCTGTTCCAAACCGAGTAGCCCATTATCGCAGAAATCCCGTCGATGTCGTCCCTCGTGTAAACCTTGCCCTGCCCGGCCAAGTCAAGCATCACTTTGCAGAACTCACGGCTCGAGCCTTTGTCTTTGTTGCTGAACCCTGTGGCCCATGCGTACTTGTAGCGGACCTCCAAGACTGGCTCTGCAACTTCCTTGACGTTCTTGGGTAGGTTCTGCTCTGCAATCTTGTCCACGGCCCGGCTGATTGGGTAGCGGTCCTTGGTGATTAGGTAGGCGACTCGCTTGGCGACCTTGGCTTTACTCACCCCGAACTCCTTCGCCATTTCTTCAACGCTTGCGTCCCGGTTCTTCTTGCGGTAAGCCTCAATCTTGATATCCAATTCTTTTTCTTCTTCGCCCAGTTCGGCAAAGGCCAAGCGGATGTTTTCGTCTATGTTGGCATCGAACCGCATCGGCTTGGAGTGCATCACATGGTAATCGTCGGCATGGCTTCCAAACTTACTTGCAACCACTTCCAAGACTTTGAACTCTTCGTCGCCCCATCCGTAGTCCTCATCGTCTTCTTCGCCCCAAGTCGGTTCGCTGAACTCTTGGGACTGAACGCCCAGCATCGTGTCAATCTCTTGGGCTGATAGACCGAAGCCGGCTGACAACATGGTCCGAGCCATCTCCAAGGTGATTTTTTCCTGCATATACTGACGCACGATTCGCATGAGGTTTTGATACTCACGTCCTGATAACTTCTTGATGTTGTCGTTGCTCTGCAAGGCTTCAACGGCTTGCGGTTGCTCGTCGGGTTGGGGGTTAGGTCCAACCACGTCGGCAGGTTTCTCCAAAGGCTGCAGGCCTGCCTTTTCCCGAAGTTCGTCTTGGGTCATTATCTGCAAGAGGGCTTGTTCACTTAGTCTTTCGGTGATAGGCTCCACGGGGATAAGTTCCATCCCTTCCACGCCATTGAAGGAGCCGAGGTAATTAATCATCCGCTCAACTTTGCGCACCCGGTCGTTGACATAGGTGGCCTTGAATAGTTCGTAAGCCTCGACTAATTCAGTCCTTCCTCCGAGTTGGCCCTCGGTTTTGACACCGAATAACGATGGATTCGTTACACGATGGGCGATGAATATCTCTTGCTGGATGGCTTTGTTCAGGATTTCGAACTGCTTATCCATGTCGCTCGGAGTGAGCGGTTCAAGTGTCGGGGCCTTGGCTGCATCGTCGTTGAAGGTTACAACGAAGCGGCCAGCGTTGTCGGTTCCCGAAAACTTGCGTTTAATCTGCCTCTCAATGTCCCCCTGTTCTTCGGGGGTTGGGATGCCGTTGTTGAAATTAATCAAGTAACCGCCCCAAAAGTTGTTGCGGAGGTTGTTGTTGTGGAAGTTGGCGACTTGCACGTCTGCCTCAATCCAAGCGTTCCCGCCGATGTATTCGGGCAAAGGATAGTGCTTCACGCCTGCTGCGTAAACACGATAGTAGAACAACTGCTTTCCGAGGCGATTCTCCGGGTCGAATGCAGGAATCTTCTCGATGTCCCCGACCTTCGGGAACAGCTGCATCATGTCGTCGTTGTACCAGTCAGCGACTTGGAACATCTTCTCCTCCTTGTCAACCCTGATTTTTTCAAACGGAACGTGTTCCATCTTGGCGATGGTCCCAAGTTTGGACCAAGTAACTGCGACCGCAAAGCCGTTGAAAATCTCCAAGTCCAAGACCAGTTTCTCCGTGATGTCGTTCAAGTCCTCGGTGCTGGACATTCCGTCGA